CCCCCTGCCGGTTAAGCCATTACCAGCGACGTCACACTATCAAGAGCGCATTCATTAAAAAGTTGAATGAGTTTGGCTTCGTCACGTGCGCATAGCCGCATTACCACAACGTTGAGAGCACTGCTGGTGTCCGAATCGAACGGACCTTTTCCCTGCCCATCACCAGATATTGAACTATCATGGCGTCTGGAATCGAACCAGACTCAGTGCCTTGCTCGTCAATGCTCTCATCGTTGTGTGCCACACTAACGCAGTGGCCTCGGGGCTTTAACGTCTTCCGAGTATCGACATCACTCGCCGTTTTTGTGGGTTCATTTAGCTTTCGATCCTAAATAAATCATGGTCTCTTCGCCGAACCGCCACACGACTCTGGATTCTCTTTGCTTTCACAACGGAAAGAGCACTGCATTCTTTTCTATCTTGGCGTTGAATGGTGCGATTAGACCAACCAGCCAACATACAATGCTCAATCCTGTTATGGCCTCGTCTCTTCCGAGGTGTCACACCTGATCGCCACGCTGGTGAAACGTCTCTGGCTGTCGTGCTTGCTGGCTTGCACATTCCGGCTACCCGCTGGATCGGGATACCGCCTAAGGAATCCCCGGACCGCTGCGGCACATGTGCCATATGCCGTATTGCTAACTACCACACCGGCGCAGGTAACTGTCAGTTCCCGTGGTGTGATTTAAATGTACCTTTAGTTACTTTAATGGTCAAGCATCGAATGTACTTTTTGTTACCTAAAGGAGCAAAAAAATGCCAGAAGGATATCTGGCATTTGAAAAGAAGAACTTAAATGTTCTGGGTTATCTGAACTACTTTCCCAACAATCCGGCAATTACCGTCTATTGGGATGGGTTTAAATGAAGGATTGAGGGGCATTAAGTATGCGTAAGGGCTATCCCAAACAAGTTTTTTGACCGTTGCCTCTGCTGAACCATCAAGTATCGCCACAACTATTTTCCCGTATAGGTCATCCAGTTGGCCATAATGAGGCTCAACAATAACGATTGACCCTTCAGGGATTGATGGCAGACCGTGAGGGTTGGTCATAGACTCGCCACGAACTACCAATCCGAATACTTCGTCAGAAACATTTGCAGTGGTTTGCGTCCATGAAATCACATCAGAAAGCCTTGAGCATGCATAAGTATCAGTCCACATACCAGCCTGAACAGCGGAGATAATAGGGACTGCCGTTGGGGGCTTAAGGAACGGAACAACTTTAGTATCGTCCTGAGTTTCCTCACCTTGACCGTAAAGAATCCATTCTGGAGTTGTCTGCAGCGCCATTGCAAGCTGGTGGAGGTTCTCACCATCAGGCTTGGTTGTACCGCTCTCCCATTTAGTCACGGAAACACGGCTAACGCCCAAGCGTTTAGCCAGGGTCTGCTGCGTTATGTCGAGCTGAACTCGACGGGATCTTATTCGGTCTTTCATCTCTGTTTTCATGTAACCAATGTTACATTGATTCCTTGTAACTGTTGTTTGCTATTTGATGTACCTTTTGTTACCTTTAAGGCGTGAGTTAACTAGGAGGAACCATGCGTAAATCAGAAGTCATTGAGCACTTCGGCGGTGTATCAAAAACCGCAAGTGTTCTTGGGATTTCCCACCCGGCAGTTTGCCGCTGGGGTGAAGTGATCCCTCAAAAGCAAGCGTTCGTCATCGAGCGAATTACGAAAGGCAAGCTTAAGTACGATGCGAGCCTTTATCAAAAGGCTACAGATTCAGCTGCTTGAAAGTAACTACAAAAGGAAAATCAACATGGTAGAGCCAAGCCTGAAAGAAGTAGTGAAAGCGATGTGCAAAGCGTACCCCGGTGGCCGTGAGGCTATGGCCGGTGCTCTTGGCATGTCAGTAACGCAGTTCAACAACAACCTGTACGAGAAGAATGGCTGCCGGTTCTTCGAAGTGAACGAGCTGGAAGCGATGGAAGACATTTCAAACACTTCTCTCCTGGCTGATTACTTCGCGCAACGTCGAGGCGCTTTGCTGGTGGATGTTCCGCAACTGGAAGACCTCGATCGCGTAGACCTGTTTACCCGAGCCATGAGAACTGCAGCAGCACGCGGACAGGCCGATCAGATTATCCAGAAGGCCCTGGAAGACGGAGTGATTGAGCCGCATGAAGCTGAAGAGATTAACGAGCATCACCGCCGTCACCTGGCTGCGCGTGAAGAAGAAATCCGCGCGATTGTCGCGCTTTTTAGCCGTAAGAAAAGCCAAAAGAAGTGACGCCCGCGAGTGTGCAGCTCCGGGCGTCGTGGCGTGTCGTATTCAGTGGAGAAACTAACGCATGAACAGTTTAAACCGATTGAGACCAGCGAAGCAATTCAGATGCCTTCCGCTGGTGGGAAAAGATTCCCCGTTCGGCTATGTGGAGAGACTAAACGACCAGCCTGGTGAGAACAACTACCAGCCAGAGAACGCGATGGTAGAGGCTTTTGCTCAGATGAACGAGAAGGGGCGTGAAGAATGGCTGAAGTTAACCGGCGATTCAAAGACCACTACGGCGTCCCGGTCCGCGTCATCAGATGGGAGCCAGAGACTCGACGCGTTATATACCTCCGCGAAGGGTACGATCATGAGTGCTCCAGCCCTCTTGAACAATTCCAGCGTAAATTTACAGAGTTAAAGGACGACCATGAGCCTGTTGATGCCATCCCGGCCGATAGTGATTAACCCTGACCTTGCGTACAGCATTGGCCTGAACGAGGCTATTGCGTTGCAGCAGGTGAACTACTGGCTTAAAGAAACCACCTCCGGACTGGAGCGTGACGGCGTGCGCTGGATTTACAACACCAACGAGCAGTGGCTGGAGCAGTTCCCGTTCTGGTCTGAGTCTACGCTGAAGCGCACATTCACCCGCCTGAAGAACCTTGGCGTGCTCAAAGTTGAGCAGCTGAACAAGTCTCAGCGCGACATGACGAACTACTACACGATCAACTATGAAAGCGAGCTTTTAGATGAGGTCAAAGTGACCAAATCGAAGAGTTCAAAATGCACTCTTCCATCAGGTCAAAATGAACCGATGGAAGAGGTCAAAGTGGAACGCTCCATCGGGTCAAAACGAACCGCTCTCATCAGGTCAAATTGCACTGATGTTCTTACAGAGAATACAACAGAGAATACTACAGATATTAAAAACCCTATTTGTCCGGTTGCGCCGCAACCAGACGACATCGATCCGGCAATTCGTGTCTTATCCCATTTCAACGAGGTTACTGGATCGTCATACGGGAAGGGCGGGCGAAACAAAACCGTTTTGGGATACATCAGGGGGAGACTGTCAGAAGACTACAGCGCTGAAGACCTGATGCTGGTGGTGGACTATCTCACAGCAAAATGGGCTGATGATCCAAAAATGGATGATTACCTTCGCCCGAGCACTCTCTTTGGTCCAGAAAATTGCGTTGAGTATTTTGACAAGGCTCAGAAATGGCAAAAGCGCGGAAGGCCTGCGTGTGTCAAAGGGCGTTGGCAACTCGGCGGTAGCGCTGACCCAAACTTTAAGGCCAACTTCCAGAACGTTGATTACAGCGTTCCAGCCAACTCAGGTTTCCGTGTTTCCGGAGGTACTCAATGAGCTTTCTGAAAACAATTCAGTTATTCGTGGCCAATAACCCTGGACTGACGAACAAAGAGATTGCTGCAGCACTGCCGGAGTACGCATTGCACAGTGTTCAGCGTGCGGTATGCCGCCTGGTCATGCTTAACCGCGCTGAGCGCAAAGGTGTGCGTCCTAACTTCCGTTACTACGCAAAGGCACCTGTTGGTCCAATTGGGCCTATTGTCCCGCGCTACCCGGTAGAAAAAGCCGAAGTGATGCCCGAGCCAAAACAGGAAACCGCACCAAACCCTGCCGTCGTTGCGATGATGGAGAAGGCAAAGGAATTATTTGATAAGGGTCTGTTCCTGCGTGCCGCCACTGTCCTGATGGATGCCTTCAACCGCTCCAAAAGCGAAGAGGTGCGGGAAAAGATTATGGAGGAACGTCAGCGCTGCCTGAACATGGTTCAGAGAGCTAAGCCATCTGGTGATGGATGGTGTCTGGCTGGCCGAGCGAGGAACGTCTGATGAAATACTCTCTGATTTACGCTGATCCAGCCTGGGAATATGGCAACACTGTCAGCAATGGCGCTGCCACCAATCACTACGGCACGATGAAGCTTATCGACATGAAGCGTCTTCCGGTCTGGGACCTGGCTGCCGATGATGCTGTTTTGGCTATGTGGTTCACCGGCACACACACCCGCGAGGCTATCGAACTGGCAGAAGCCTGGGGCTTTAAGGTCCGCACTATGAAGGGCTTTACCTGGGTGAAGTTTAACCCGCTGGCAGAGCAGCACATCAACAAAGCGCTTCAGGCTGGTGGAGTTGAGGACTTTTACGACTTCCTCGACCTGCTGAACACGCAGACCCGCATGAACGGTGGCAATTACACCCGAGCCAATACGGAAGACCTGCTGATAGCCACCAGGGGGAATGGACTTGAGCGCCAGTGCGCAAGCATCAAGCAGGTTATCTACAGCCCACTCGGCGAGCATAGCCAAAAGCCATGGGAAGCGCGTCACCGTCTCGAAAAACTGTACGGTGACGTTCCGCGCATCGAACTCTTCAGCCGCTGCGGTGCGCCAGGCTGGGACCACTGGGGAAATCAGTCAGTATCACCGGCCGTTGAGCTTATCCCGGCAGTAGCCGTTCCAATGGGCAAACCTCAGGAGCGTGCTGCATGAAAAAACTATCCACAGAGCAGGAGAACGCTATACGTGACGTTGCCCGTCAATGCTCAGATGCCATTAAGAAAGCCCTGAAGAAAAAGCCTAAGCCAAGCTGGAACGAGGCTGTACCTCCGATCCTGAAGGAGTACCACGAGAAGGTTAAACCGATGGGCGTAAGCCTGGTGATGTTCAACAGCGTAATCGGACGCCTGAACGGGCGCTATGGAGTGGAGTCATGATGAAACTGGTTCTCCCGTTCCCACCGAGCGTAAACACCTACTGGCGAGCCCCCAATAAGGGGCCGTTGGCAGGACGCCATCTCATCAGTGCTGCTGGCCGCAAATATCAGAGCGCTGCTTGCGCTGCGATTATTGAACAATTACGCCGCCTGCCTAAACCAACCACAGCGCCAGCGGCGGTTGAGATCATTCTCTATCCACCAGATGCCCGCCGCCGCGATATCGACAATTACAACAAGGCGCTTTTTGATGCACTGACACATGCAGGCATCTGGGAGGATGACAGTCAGGTTAAACGAATGCTGGTGGAGTGGGCACCGCAGGTACCTGGCGGGAAGGTTGAAATAACGATCGCCAGCTATGTCGAAAATGGTAGGCAAAATAGCAATGCATTGGTACGCGCATGAGTGTTAGATTAAAAAGTGTCAGCGAAGCGGGAGTGCAGACCCGCTCGCACTACAACAAGTGGAGAAACATATGAATCAGTTATTCGTAATTGATGGCGTTTCCGTACGCCGTGATTTTGATGGTCGTTACTGCCTGAATGATTTGCATCGTGCGGCGGGAGGTGAAAAACGTCACCAGCCTTCCAACTGGTCCTGTCTTACCCAAACGCAAGAACTCATCGCTGAAATTTCGAGCGCTCCTGGAATTACAGGAGCGGCCCCGTTGGTCACCCTTACTGGTGGTGTTAACCAGGGGACATTCGTCTGCAAGGAGTTGGTTTATTCCTATGCAATGTGGATCAGCCCGAAATTTAACCTCAAAGTCATCAGAACGTTCGATGCCGTACAGAACCCTGCATCCAATGCGCCGACATCCGACAAAATTCAGGCTGGCGTGATCCTGCTTGAATCGGCGGCGAAAATGCTGAACCTCTCAAACTCTTCAAGGCTCGGTGCTTATCAAAAACTCCAGCAGGTAGCGGGTCTTCCAGATCTTATGCCGCATTACGCGATCGATGCACCTGCCGGTGCGCAGGATGGGTCCAGCCGTCCCACACAATCACTCAGCGCTTTGCTTAAAGCAAAAAACATCCGCATCACCGCCAATCAGGTTTATCACATGATGTCCCGCTTTGGGATTGTGGAACAAAAAGAGCGAAACAGTCGGTCTGGAGTGAATGGTGTTAAAAAGTTCTGGTCACTTACTGCCAAAGGCTGCATGTATGGCAAGAACATCACCAGTCCTGCGAACCCGCGAGAAACTCAGCCTCATTTCTTTGAGTCGAAGTTTGCGGAGCTTCTTAAAATAATCGACATCGTAGCCTGAGGTAACAGTGAGAGCATTACTGACACCTGAAGTTGCACCAATGTCCGGGGTGGTTCTGTTCCGCCCTGGCAATGAACTGCTCTGGCTGTTTCGTCAGGGAAGGGTTGTTATTGAGACGCCATCAGAAGCAATCCAGCATTTGCCATCAGGTCTTATTCCAGAGGCACATCAGCCACTGACAGATGATGTCAGTATGCAGGAGCTTTTCCTGAACGAGAGGGTTATTCAGCGTGCTGGCGGTCTTAGCAGTCTTGATGCCTGGCTTGAGCGTAAATTCGAATGTCAGTGGCCCCACAATGACTGGCACTCAAAGGACTTTACGGTGATGCGTCACGCACCCGGGAGCATTCGCCTTTGTTGGGGATGCGATAACCAACTGCGTGAACAAACTACTGAAAGACTCGCAGGAATTGCCATGCAGAACCTGGTAAAATGGTTACTCGGAAGGGTGAATATTATGCTGGGATTCAGCGAAGACCACACCCTGACGCTTCCGGAATTCTGCTGGTGGATGGTACGCAACGATCTGGCTGACCTTATTCCTGAACCAGTGGCGAGCAAAGCCCTCAGGATTAAGCCTGAGTCGCACAGTTCCGTAATGAGGGAAAGCGACATTGTTCCGTCGTTACCGGCGACTGAAATCCTCCAGGAGAAGGTGAAGAAGGTTGTCTCCGTTAAGGTAGACCCTGAGTCACCGGAATCTTTCATGCTTAGGCCAAAGCGCCGCCGCTGGGTTAATGAGAACTGGACACGCTGGGTAAAGTCCCAGCTTTGCGTCTGCTGTAACAAGCAGGCAGACGACCCCCACCACCTGATAGGCCACGGGCAGGGTGGAATGGGAACAAAAGCGCACGACCTGTTTGTGATACCGCTGTGCAGAGCGCATCACGACGAGTTGCACGCTGATCCTGTGGCATTTGAAGCGAAGCACGGCGACCAGTTGGTGCTGTTGTTTCGGTTTTTAGATCGTGCGCTGGAAATTGGCGTATTAGCATGAACAGTGGAGATAACATGCGTGATATTCAGATGGTTTTAGAACGCTGGGGCGGGTGGGCTGCGAGTGATAGCTCAGGCGTTGATTACTCGCCGATCGCAGCTGGTTTTAAGGGACTGCTTCCCCAGACCAGTAAAACGCGCCTGTCTTGTTCTGACGATGATGCCCTAGTCATTGAGGGCTGCCTGGCTCGCTTGCAGAAGAAGAAGCCTTATGAGCATTCGCTGTTGGTGGCTCATTATCTATACGGTATTTCTAAGCGAAAGATAGCCAAAGCGCGCAAGAAAGATGAAAAGCTTATCCGCATTGAAATACAAATGGCTGAGGGGTTTATCGATGGATGTCTCAGTATGTTGGATATAAAACTTGAAATGGACAGCTGACTGATAGTGAAAACATAGGCCTCATATAAGGCCTATGTTATAAATGTGGGAAAATGTTACGCAGAGCGTACCAACACCTTGAAAAGGTGTATAAAGAAATCATTAGGGAAGAAAGACCAAGCAAAATAAACACATAGTCAATCGGGTTACCTTTGACAAGCAAGTCATCCGGGAGAAACATTGCTATCAGGGGAAAGAAACAAGCAACAATCAATGTTGCACCTGTTGATAATAACCGCTTGATTATCAAAGGAAGAATGTTATTCCTTTTAAGCGCATTTATCGCTCCGTCTTCGTCACTTTTTGCACTGCTAAAAATCGAGATGGCGGCGAGAACAAACCCGAATAAGATTCCTGAAACGGTTGACAGGACTCCGGCAGTGGTCAAAACATCTGCGTGCTTCATAGGTTTAAAGACCAACGAAGCACCGTAAGCGATGGCTAAAAGGAGGGCTAGTTTCCAAAGTAGAGTTAAAAACACTCTCATTGTAACCTCCTTGGCAATTTTATGATCTTACTGCGAGCTCAAACTGAGCAAGGTAAGCTGAATTTTCAATTTTAGCAGATGTCATAGCGATTCTGATATCAGAATCAGACGGATAACCACTTTTTACAACAATTGTGCGTGTCCCAATCAAAACTTGATCAAGTAAGCTAGTAGGGGTTGTATTAGATGGTTCTGTAACATCAATTTTTTTGATTTGTAATCCACCTGACCCCTTTGGAAACAGTTCGATCAGCTCTTTTATTGCATCAGTTACACAGGTTTTAAGATAGTTGAAGCCAGCTTTCTTGGGGCGGATACGACCTCGCATATTGAGTCTAAGATGAGAACCGCCCATACCAACAACCATGTCGACTATGTCCTTAGTCAGCTCATGTTTGAAGTTATAGTTGGATTTATTGAAATTCCTTGGTGCGGCAACGGTCAAGTCAAAACTTCGTAAGATGTTGCCATCTTCCAGAAGGTCTTTCATGCTTTCGTGCTTCCAGATTGCCTCAAAACGGATGTTCTGCATTTGGGTCTTATTGTAAAGAATGAAGGACAAATCGTTCACCTTTGGCCCCAAATGATTGAGTGTCATTACTAACAGATCGGTTTCGTAGTAATAGATGAAGTAGGTTCTTTCTACAACAGAGTCCTTCTCACTCAACGGAATGGTTCTTTCACTTCCCGTCAGCCCATCCTCAATGAATGGAAGAAGACAGTCCCTTCTCCAAGAAATATACCCAAAATAACTATGTTGCTTGTCATCCTTATCAAGGATTACAAGTTTTAGTCCGCGGTTTTGGGTCTCAGCTGTATGAACATAAGGGAACGATGCTGGAGCAGTCCCAAGCATTTGCTCGAAAGCAAGATTTGCAACTGACGGGCCATCTTTTTTGCTTCCATTACCTGTGAAAAAGCCGACGCGTACTCTTCGAGTTTTCTTTTGTTCTTCTGTAGTCATTACAGTTCCAATTAAATCAAGAGGCATGGCCCTAAAATTACTATGTTTTTGATAAAAAATCATTACCGCGGTCCGCATTTTATAGTTTACTGTGTTAAGAGTGGTTTCTACGCCACGGACTTAAAACGATTTCTAAACCTCGCTCCGGCGGGGTTTTGTCATTTTTGAGGCTGCCTACGGGTGGCCTTTTTTGTTTCCCCTCGTTCTGAGAGGACTCATGGCGATGATGTATTGACCGCTCGAATGAATTAGTCGTAACTTATTCTTGTGGTGAATCCTTTCTAAGCGAAAGGGCGTTCCAGTCAACTGCTATCTGCAGGTATGCGCGCGGCTTTGCTGACTGGGGTAGAGTCACCGGGAGGCACCCGGCACCATGACAACAACAATACAGTTTCAAATTCCTTGAGAGCCTGCTATAAAAAGCAGGCCTTTTTTTATGAATTTGCAAACTGCTGCTACGCTTGAAATGTGTGTTGAAGGTAATTGCCTGATGGTTCTCCTGAACCGTTGTGAACCAGCCCGATACTGTCTCACTCAGGTCAGTTAGCAAGACTCACGACTACCTACCTTACTTACTAATAGTCACTCATTAGCCCGCCTTCAAAAGCGGGCTTTTTTTTATTCCCCTCATCACTGAGAGGATTCACGGCAATAAGAGGGGGACTAGATGTCCGATCCTGTTTCTGGCACGACAGTAGCGGCTGGTGGTCTGATGGGGGCCAGCATGTTCGGCCTGGCAACCGGCATAGATTACGGTGTGGTGTTTGGCGCATTCGCTGGTGCGGTGTTCTACGTCGCTACGGCGGTTAATATCAG